CTTCGTGATCGAGCCGCTTATGGCGGAAAAGAGCACGACCGGGCGGGCAGCTACAAAGTACGACACGGAGAGCCGCCAGCTTCTCCGCGGCGTTCTTTCGGACGCTTCCCCGGAGGTAATCGAGAGATTCAGCCAGAACGCGCACCCGGTGACACACCAGATCGTGCAGCGCGGCAAGCCGAAGGCCAAAGACGGCGACCGACTTATTTTGGAAAACCGGGCGTACTACGTTGAAGGCGTGGACCCACTGGGAAACCTGGGCCTTTATACGCTCTATTATGTTCAGCAGAGGGAGGACACGCACAATGGAAATTGATATTTCTGGTGCTGTCCAAGGCTTTGTGCAGGACATAGAAAAACAGGTGGCGAGCCGTGCCGAACGCGCCGCACACGTTATTCGGAAGCACGAACTTAGTGTGCTGTCGAACAACCCGAAGCGCAGCGGCAA